TCGTCACTATCAACAAACGGTGACAGTTCGGTTTTACTTTTGATTAAAAACCCATGGTGTTCCCAACCCAATTTATTTAACTCTTTGTCGGATAATTTTCCATAATAATATAAAGTACGCAATCCACACATTCTTCTATATTCTATACTTTCAAATATTAATATATCTTTGTATTTTTGTTGATATTCTAACCATTTTCCTATCATTAATTGTGTTGATACAATCGTATTATCAACATCAAGTTCATTAATTTCTAAATCCTTTTTAGCTTCTTGTACCAATTCATTTAAAGATGTCATATATCTTGAACTGTTAAATATGTAAATTGAAAATCTACTATACCTGCCGGATGATTAGCAACTGTATCAGTAGTTGTTAAAGGAATTTCTATTAAACTAACAGGAAACAAATCATAAAAAGACATCATTTTTATTTGTATATTATTGTTATTATATAATATTAATTTTCCTGTTGTTGTTGGAGTACTATATCCATCAAGTAATTTCTTTTTCTCCATAAATTCTACATATTGTTCATGTCGTTCAGGGAATCCTAAAGCTGACATCCATTCGTACACTTGAAACCAATTACTTAAATCTTCATTAATTAAAAAAGTAACAGTTAATGTGCCATATGTCAATTTATCACCAGGATGTTTTACTTGCACTAATGAAGTTTCAACTGATACTTCACCAATTGATATTGATGGTATATTGACCATTTGTACAAATCCACTTAATAACGGACATACTGGAACATTTAATTGAAAGGATTGATTATTAAAATAATTTAAATTTGAAGTACCTACTAATTGCATAACTGCCACCATGATTAACTGTATATTATATTTATAACATAAATTTAAATCAAAAAAAAAGGTTACCGAAGTAACCTTTTAATGTTTTTTTCTTAATGATTATTATTATTATAATTTCATTAAGATTGTTTAAAACTTAAGATAATGTCATTAAGTTATCAACTCTAAATAAACGATAATACACGTTTTGACGAGCATCTAAACCACTATGAGTTGTACTTTCTCTACCAGTTGCAAATGGGTTAGAAGCCAAACCATAACGAGTTTTAAAACCAATTTTAGGTTGGAAAGTTTCATGACCAATTGCACGAACCATTTGTAGTGGAACGTAAGGGCAATAGAAAATACCAGCATCATATGGTGAAGTACCTTTATAACCTAAACATACCATTTCATAGGCACCAGCAGCATCAAAATATGGATCAATGTATACACGGAGTTTACCATTTAATACACCAACAAAAGTAGAACCAGTATCATCTGGGTCTAATTGTTTATTACCCATTAATGCAGGGTTAAAGTCTAAAACACCAGCCAATGATAATGCAGATGCAACATCTGATGAACAAATCATCATGTTAGCTTTACCACGACGAGTTAAACGAGCAATCATATTTGATTCTCTTTCAATTTGAAATAACAAACCTTTAAATTTCTCAACAGACCAACGACCATCAGCATCACTACTTAGATCAAAAATACCTTTAGTAGTTGTACCACTTGTAGCACCCAATCTAGCAACACTATATACAGTACGAATAACTTCTCTGTTTATCTCTGCAACAATTTCTGTTGATAAGATGTTAGATAACTCAGCCTCTGCGTCTAAACCATGAACAGCTTTTAAATCTTGTGCCAATTCAGTAGTATACTCGGCTTTCAATGCACGACTTTCTGCGGTAACAGTAACACGTTCAATTGAGAATGCCATCTCGTTGAAATCACCACCAGTACCCATCTTATTTGAAGATGCACCAGCAAACTGACCTTCTGAATTACGTTCACCAAGTGTTTCAAGATCGGATACAACTCCACCTTTACCACTTGTATGTGAGTGTACTACATCATCTAAGATGACTTGTCCTACTACGTAACCCGAACCTTCATAATCACCACCAGATGCAATATCAGCAGCAACTATAGTATACTTCACATTACCAGCGAAAGGATCAGTAGAAGCATGTGGGGCATCATTTCTAGCAGAAAATGCGCTATCTACTTCGTCAAAGAAAGTTTCAGGTCTTGTACTATCAGTACGATTAACATAACGTGAACGCATTGCAAATATTAATCCAGTTGGACCAGACATTGGTTGAACACCTAAGACATCATATGCCATTAAATTAGGCATAGTACGTCTAACTAGTGCGATAAGTACTGGATCCATACCTTTGAACTCACCTTCACCACCAACTGTTGGACTCATACCACCGCCAACTACGTTAGTACCTTCCGACATTAATAATTGTTCTTCTTTAACAGCTTTTTCTTGGTTTTCCAATAAAATCGCACATACAGCTTTTTTGTATGGGTCAGAAATTGGTGAAACGTTTCCATGATCTAAAACAGGTTCCCATTTTTTTTGTAATTCTTCAGATAAATGCATTTTAGTGTACATCCTATTCTCCTTTTTATTTTTTATTTTATTAAATTATTGTAATACTTTATATATTTATAATTATTACTATTTACATCTTGACAATGTGCTTGTATAATGCGTCATCACGCTATTTTCTTGTGATTCATTAAGTTCTTTCACAATAGGAGAATCTTCAATAGCAGTGTCTAATGCAGTTTCTTCCAATATATTACTTTCAGTAAGAGTATCTTCTTTAGAAAAATAACTTTCAATAATAATATTTATTTTATCATTGAATTTTTCTACTGATGAAAATTCTAAATTCTCACTTAATTTCTTAACCTTTTCAGTTTGAGTTAATGTCAACCCTTCAGTTAATTTATTTATAATAGCATCACGTTGAGATACCATTATTTGTTCTGTTAATTTAATATTTTTCTCAATTTGAATATTTAATTCAGATTCTAAACGTTTTTCATTTTCTTTAGATTCTTCATATATATCTAATTTTTCTGTAGGAATATCAATGTAGTTTGTTTCAAACACATCTTTAAGTCCTGATATAAAATTTTCTAGAATAGATGATTTAATTCCACTTTCTATTGCTATTTTATTTTCAGTAACCCATTCTTCTACTGCATATGTTAAATACTTATTCATATCTTCTATTAATTCAATATGCATATTTTCAGTAACAGTTGATAATTCAGAATCATATTTTTCTTTATATTTTGATTCAATAAGTTCAATATGTTCATTAATTTTTGTTAAAACAGCAGTTTCATATATACTTTTTACCTTCTCTTTGTATTCATCAGAAAAGTCATGACCAGATAAAAGAGCATCAGTATCTTCAGAAGTGTCTATATCTTCAGATGTCAGTTTAACAGAAATATCTTCTACTACTTCTTCTGTATCTTCTACTACTTCTTCTGTATCTTCTACTACTTCTTCTGTATCTTCCACTACTTCTTCTTCTTCTGTATCTTCTACAGTGTTACTTGCTGTTGGACTCATACCACCACCAACTACATTTGCGTTTTCAGATACTTCATCAGTATCTTCAATATTACATTCTTTAGGTGTAATTAATTCATCTTCTGACTCATCAATGACAGGCCCGTCATCAACAACTTCTTCACGCAAATCTTTAAAAATAGTATCCCAATCGATATTATCCCAATGAATATTTTTATATTCTTCGAATTGTGTCTTCATTTTGGTCATACTAGTTTCTAAATCTTTAGACGATTTAGATTTTAAAGCAACCTTTAATAATTTAGTGTTATTAAGAATATCAAGACTTGCTAGAGAAGTGGATATTTTATCCTCTAGAATTGTCTCGTCATCTTTAAGTTTTTCATTGTCCATCAGTTTCTCCCAATTTTAGTTTTTTACATATAATATTTATAATATCTTACAATTTATTTAAAAAATCTTCAAATATTTTTATTTTAGTTTTTTCAATATTTGACATACTTTCTTTTTTTATTAAGTTATGGTAATTATCAATATTACATTCACTAATAATTCCATTAGACCATACCCATTCTCTACCTTCCATAATACCATTTACAAATGCATCTGGTGCTGATGGGTCAGCAACTATATCTGCCGCTGTTGCTAAATGAAAATCATCTTGCACAGTATTTAATCCTTTCTTTTCTTTTATAGAACCCATACCTCTAGAAGATACTCCTAACTTAGCGCCTTCATGTATAAGATTTTTAACAATAGACCCATATGGTGTTTCTGTCATAATTTTGGCCTTACCGATAAAATTATTACCATCTTGATACAATTCTTTAATTAAATGAGACACCCGTTCTAAATTAATAGATGGACCATTTGGGTGACCAAGTTCTCCAAATGCCCTACCTTTATCAATATATTCGGCAGAATATCTTTTAACTTCTTTTTGTAATACAGCGGTTGGATATAATCTACCATTACGATTCTTTATATCCGACTGTAAAAAAACACCTTCAATATACATATTTTTAGACTTATCTTCTATGATATAATTAACATCTTCATATATTTCAGTAATAAGTTTCATATTACATACCTCTTCTTTTATTCATAGAAACTGCTCTTTTTCTATTAGAAGTTGCGGATTTACCTTTACGTTTCTTAGCAGATTTTTTATTTCTTAATCTCAACATAAGACGTTCTTTGGTACTTATTTTAGTTTCTTTACCATCTATTACCTTAAATCCATCTTTATTTGATATTTTTTTTATCTTTCGTACACCACCACGTATAACTTTTTTCCTAGTTATACCTTCCAGTAATGTGTATTCTATAAAACTTTTCATATTAATATCCTTTAAAATCGTTTATCATCTGGTTCTTCAGGTTCATTGTATTGTGCAACCTTCAATTCTTTTTTAATCTCATCATCTATCTGACTTATTTCTTCGTCATTCATCTTTAATATATTTTTACGAATCCATTCATGTGACCAATATTTTCCAATTAACCCTATGTTATCCATATCTGTTATCATGGATATACGATCTCGCAATACCTCAGAATCTTGGATTTCATTATAATATGAATTTTCATTATATATAACATTTAATTCATATTTAATATCTTCCCATTCTTCTTGTGATATTATATTTTTTAATATCAACTGAGTCTTTAATAAATCATAAAATAAATTATCAAACCGATTTCTCAATCTTCTAATAAATCTATCAAATTTCATTTCATCTCTATTTATTTCTGTCGCCCTACCTAATGCCATAGAATTTTCAGATTCTAACCGTGACACCGGTACATTTAATGATTTATATAACTTCTTTTGAAAATATATTATATCATCAATTTCACCTAAATTAGTACCACCAGGCAATGTATCAATCTGTGCAGAGTTACCTTCCCTACGTGGGAACCAATAATCTTCAAGCATAGACATATGATTTTTACCGTCTTTAACTTCACCAGTAACACCATCATATACTACTTTATTCTTATATTTATTCATAACATCACTAAGATATTGTTCAGCTTTCATCTTAGGTAAATTACCAACATCTATATAAAATACTCGTCTTTCTGGTGCTCGTGTATATCTATATATAACAGCAGAATTCTCAAGCATAACTAATTGATTTAAAGGTTTTATTGCCTTGTGTAAATGTCCAATTGTATGATTTTTCGTACCATCACGTATCCCTGATGATATGTAACTTATAGCATCCAACTGAATAGGTATCCCCTTTAAATCTATATCTCTATCAATACCATTTTCATTATATACATAATATTCTATTACAGATTCTATTATATTTTGATCATTTTTTTTAACTTCTTTGATCTTTTTAATTTTTCTAGGATCTATTTTTCGTAATTCTTGTATACCTTCTTTCTTTTTATTTTCATCAACAATAATATGGTAATATAATCGTCCATCTACATACCAACTTCTAAATATATCATATCCAAAGTTAGAAAAATCTAATATTTTTAATATTATATCAAACTCTTTATATATAGTGGTAATCAAAGTATCAGATAATGTAGAATCATCTGATACTTCCATTTTAACCGGACTTGTATCATCTGTTATTACAGATTCAGATACAATATCATCTATAGCTAACTCAACTTCAGCGTGCATAGACATATATCTATATTTGTTAATTAACTCAGAATCAGTTTTAAAAGTATTGTCAAAATTAAAATAAGAACCAGAAAAATTGGCAGAATTAACTACTACCGCATTTTCTGGTTGCTCTTCCGTCTTTTGAACAAAGGATTTTAATTCTTTCTTCTTTGTTTTGCCTAATGTAAATCCAAACAATTTCATTATATATTCACCTTATTAAAATATCACAATTCTATGAAGCCGTCTGATCTGGATCCGCTGTGTCATCAGTTTTCGGAGGTGTTCCCGGCGTTATCTTTAAAATTTCTGCCGCATCGTGAACTACCTCATGCCAATTATAAGCAAATGTCACTGTATACTCAGATACCGAATCATTGTTATCCCATGACATCTCAACTGGACCAATTTCAATTGGAAATGCTTCCATTAACTTATACCCAACCTTACCCGTCATTGTCGCACCTAGTTGCACTATATTAACCGTTCCTTTATGGTTGTTAGAAGATGATATAGCGTCTCCACTGGAACAACACTTGTCTTGCCACTCAATAAAAAAACGTCTCCAAGCATGAGTATCTTCTAAATATAATGTCATTTGCCAAGTATCATACGTCCTAACACCAACACCTTTAAGTGTCCTTCCTTGATATGCACCCTCGATCGCCGTGATAGTATCTTGTGGTATAGAGCAACTTTTCACATACCTATGCAGAGTTTTTAGTTCTAAATTTGATATACCTTTTGCTAAGTCGTCCGCCCACGCTGCTTGTTCTTTATTGCCAGTAGTCTCATTGCTAACTGTAGGCCTTCGCTTATCCAACGACAACGAAGTATTTGACAACCAGTTCATCGTCACCAAAAACAAATTAGGTCTAGCTAATTGTTTCCCACTAGATGCAACAGCTGATTTAAAATCAGAAATATTAAATGTCATATTAAAACTCCCTCAAGACTTTATTGTCAAACTGCGGCTTCCCAAAAATTATAAGCAAATGTAACCGTATATTCTTCCACAGTATCATTAGAATCCCACGCTAACTCAATTGATCCAATTTCAGTCGGAAACATCCCAGAAAATGTATATGTTCTGCTGGGATTACCATCTAGTCCAAGTTGAACAACGTCTGCGCTGACACCTACAACTCCAGTGCTTGTGTTCGACTTTGCGCCATTCATCTTAGTATGCATTTCTTCAAGCATTTTCCTTACAGTAAAACCTTCATCATTATATATAGTAACAGTCCAATCTTCATATGTCCGATTACCTTGTACTTTTATAACACGTCCCATATATGGAACATCAACTGATGCGATTGTTGATGCTGGTATTGATGCACCCTTACAATAAAAATTAATATCAGGCATTGAGGTAATCGTAACCTCAAATAAGTTGGGTCTTGCAGCAGAGGCAAAATTCCCTTTGAAACTATCTATATCCATTATTTTTCTCCTTTTAAATATCGATTATCTATTACCAACAACTTCACTGAATTCCACACCACTTCTCACGGCAACAAAATTCAATCGAATATAGTTAATAGATCTAGTTGGTTTTATATAAATATCACCAACAAATTGTCCAGCATCTACCACATTTGGTGGATTATTAGTTTCATCACAGATTATTGTATAATCGTGAACACCTTGTCTAGATTTAACTGTAGACAAAAATGGTTCAACCATTGACACGAATTGTCCACGTGTGAATGTATCATTAAATTCAAATAAAGTATATGTTGACGCATTAGAAATTATTTTCTCAAGAACTATAAATAATTTTCTAACATTAATTCTATCAAAAGCAGATGGTCTTGCCATAAATGTTTTATCACCATATAATATAGTCCCTTGTCCTGGGAATGATACTATTGGATTAATTGATTTTAAATACAATTTATCTCTATCATCCTTAGTAAACTCTGTATACAATTTCACTACATTTTTGATACTACCTCTATTAAATCCTGCGGGGGAAAACCATGGATCGTTCTCAGTATCAGTTCTGGCAAAAACACCAGCAACATCACCACAGAATGGTAGCCAACGATATTTATCATTATATACATCATATTGTCGTTTATAATTCGAATCTGCAAACGCATAAGAAGTTGATATCCCTATACCGTCAAACCATTCAGTAATATTATTTATATTTTTATTTTTATAAACATCTTCAGGAGCAGAAAAAATAGTAACACAATCTTCCCTAGATTTCGATAATTCAATACTATGACGAATAACATCAGTATAATCGTTAAGTCCTAAATGATACCCACCACTCAATATTAATGAGATATCAACTTTTTCTTTATTTGAGATTGCATCAAAACTCTCTATTAACTCACTTCTTGTTGGTGTAACAGAAGTACCACCAGATAAAATATATGAAGTATTAGAAATATCTAACCCCATATAAACTTCTTGAGTATATCCATCAACTGTTAGTAAATCATTTTTCCATATAGATACATTTGTTCCTGCTGTTGGTTCTTTATATCCATCTGGTACTTGTAATGCGAACACATAAGATGAATTCTGATTAATATAATCCATCCAATTTCTATTTTCACTACCAGATTCAACTTGTGATTTAGTTAAATTATCAAACACTTCATAATTTTCTACCTTATTTTGTTTTTCATCTTCAAACAATTCAACAATAACCGACAAACTATTATCATCAAGTGGAAGTACTGACAACGTTCCAGAAAGTGGACTTAAAGTGTGAGTGCTACTATCCAACATAGTAACTTTCAATCTATTACCATATGCACCAGGATATCTTGCAGCAAACACACCCTTTCTATCTGTATTGTTTACAGCATATGAAACTGCATCGTCTCCATCTAATATTTGTATAGCTTCCGAATCCACAAAACTGTACGGCACACCCTCAACTAACATTGATAGTTTATCAGAAACCGCATAATTAGTTATCCATCTACTTGCATCACCTAAATATAGATTTGAAAATGTTGAACCAGTTATATCAATTATTCTATAATCTACGCCTTCTACTAATAATGTACCAGTAGTTCCGGATACTTGATCTGTTGATACAGTATTACCTAAGAAAAAACTTATCGATTGTCCATTTCTATTAAATTCGTTATATAATCTAAATGTGTTTCTAGGGGATAATTCTATTGTTATTTCCTTAATAGTATTGCTACTATCAAATGATACCGAATTTGCCATACTATTTACAAAACTGTTAGTTGAATGATATCCAATAAGAGTTGCAAATTCATCTTTACCTACGGCATCACCACCAGTGGTTAAAACCGAACCAGTAAAATCAAAATCTATAACCGAAACTAAGGTGGTACTATCGGTAACTGAGGTCAACGGTATTTTAAAATCACCGGATCCGGCATCATCACCAACACCACGAATTATGAGAAAGTTAACACCCGGTGTCTCAACTAAATTATAACCATTTTCAAACAGTGCTTTACGTGCCGCATCCGTTGTAAAGTAATGATTGACACTCGCTTGCAAAAACTCCCCATAGGTTTGACTGACATAGCCACCCATAATACCACCACCACCAGTCACAATCGATTGCAAACTACTCCAAGCAGCATCCAATGAACCAGAATTTAATCCAAATAATACATCAAATGCAACCACAGATGTATCTAAAACAAACACAGGTGATATTGCAAGAGGGGAACTATCAAGACTAATATCCACACCAAAGGTGAAGTTTGTTGTAGCCTCATCTGGATTACCCGAATGTACCCATTCATAATCACGATGATTGTTTGGTATTGGTATAATTTGGTTACCAACAACAAAATTTAAATCTATCATATCCTCTATTGGTAACCAACCAAGAGTAGTATCTGCCGCTGCCCCAGTATAATTACCTGTCCAATCACTAGGTATATGTGTGGATCCCGACATAAATATATTTGAGGAAGTTGTCGTAGTTAATGTTTCGTTTAATGATGATGCCGAAGTGGCTGTGCCAAGAGACACCATTCCTAATGGAAATGTACCACCTGTTTGCCAATCTTTTGCTGATTGGGGAACAGTATTACTTCTATTAACAAATGTAGGTTCTGTAGTTGGTAATGTGGAATATTTAGCTAAAACATCACTCCTAGTTGATACCGTACCTGAAATTGCGTTCATAGAAAACTCACTAACTGAACGAACCACTCGCAAACTTTGTGCATAATTTAAAAAATTACTTGCTGTAAAAAATGGTTTATAATTAAATTCATTTGGTTTACTAAAAACTAATTTTAGTTCGTCTACAGTTGAAACTGTAGTTGCCTCATTAACTGGGCCCCAACCAAAATCACCAACCATAGCAGCTGGTGTTGTTGCTGATTGTGGGACAGATGTGCTGAAATCAAACTCTCTTACATTTATTCCTGGACTGACTTGAAATGACATTATTCGTCTCCTTTTTATTATTAATGGATATTTATCATAGATATAAATATTTATAATATTTCATATTTCTATCCCCATATATCACCATTTTTATCTACTGTTATTTCTTTAGGTTGTGTATTATTTATAAAACCAAACGGTAACAGTTGGTCCTCTATATACTGAATTCGTTCTTTATATATTTCCTTTCTAATGTCAATATCCGATAAATCTTTAAAATATGGGTCAGTTGTTGTCCATGAAAACAATATTAAAGTATCTACTAAATCGTCATTACGACCACTATCTGCTTCGTATTTCAATCCCTTACTAATAAAAGAACATAATTCATCAATTGTATTAAAATCATTTATAATTAATTTATCTTCTTCTATCAATGATTTCAAGTTATAACAACCTGCCTTTTTAGTTGATTTTGTTGTTCTAAGTCCTATATTAACTTTTTTACCGTATTCATTAGATATAAACTGTCCCTTTCTGGCGTCAGTTTTAGTCATTATCATATTATTATATTCCATTTCTTCATATAATATGTCTGATATTTGTTGTCCTATATCATTAATTTCTACTAATATATATGCTTCATTATATAAATCTGCTGCAAATTTTATTATATTTGGGTATAACATTGGTGGTATTTCATTTGATCTATATGTTGCAACTTGAATATATGGCAATTCAGTTGCATCTATAATAGAAAATGCAGAATAATCCGCACCTTTAGCTCTAGACACATCAACCGTTAACCAATATATATGATCTGGAATTGGTTCATTATATATTAATAAATTATTATCATATAACTTCTTAATTGGAGTAGAATATGATAAACATTTCAATTTACTACCATTAATTAGGGTATTAGAACTTCCTAAAAATTCACACTCAAATTCTTGTTGAAATTGTAATTCAGAAGTATTATTTATTGTTAGTTGTTTCCATGTCGAATCTCTACCAGGTAATTCCGACCAATGCACCTCTAAATTTTGATATGAGCTTCTACCTTGTATAGAATCATTCCATAATTTATAAAAATGATTCATACCATATGGTGTAGATACTATAATTACTTTACTACTATTACCAGATGATATTGTTGGATAAACTGATCTAAAGAAATCTTCTGCCATTTCGTTAGGAACAAATGCAAATTCATCTAAAAATAATATATTAAATGAACTACCACGTACAGAACTAGAAGAAGTTGCAGATGCTAGAACCTTACTACCATTTTCTAATTCTATATTAGTTCTATTCCATACAACAACACCCTGTTGTAACCAAAGTGGTAATGTTTCATAACTTCTTTGCAATCTACTCAATAATTCTCTTGCAGTAGATAATTTATTAGCTAAAACAGCAATAGATATGTCTTTAGTAAATAATATTTGATGGAGGAAATAACTTATACATGTTATAGACTTACCAGATTGTCTTGCCATTTTACAAATAGTGAATCTAGATTCCATGAAAGTATTTATCATATTTTCTTGAAAATCGTACAACTCAAATGGAACAAGACCCTTATCTACATTTATAATTTTAACATAATTTTTTATAAAATATGTTGGATCATCCATACATCTAATGTATTCTTCTGTTTGTTCTTTAGTCCATTCTATTTCAACGCCTGGGGATTTTAACCGTGGATTCTGCTTATAAATCTCCATCGATATCCTTCTTCTTCTCTTTTATTAATGATAAAAAATCAGCAGTATTTCCAACGAACACATTATTATTAACAATCTCCTTTTTATTTTTTACACCTTGTCTTTTCATATCCATCTGTAATTCTATTAAATCCTTACTGAGATTACCAGTAACTTTTAATAATTGACCAACCACTTCAAATGCTCTAGGGTGTTCCGTCTCTTTAGCTACGGACAATAATGTTGCTATAGAATCTTCTCCAACTTCAATTAAATTGTTTAAAGTATTAATGGTATTATTATAATTCTCTTTAATAACAATCTCATCTTTTTTTTCTGAAGGTATAATATCTTTATTAGTATCAACAGTTTCAACTATATCATGAGATGGTTCTATACCTAACACATCATTCAACTTCTTTTCCACTTTATTCATAATTTGTAACATCCTCTGCAAATCCATAATCATCAGACGACAACTGGTCTGATTGTAAAGGTGTAGTTGATTGGTCTGAGTAATTGGTGGTGTCATCAGTAGAAGAACCCACACCAGATCCAGAAACACGAATTACATTTTTTTCCTTTGCATTACCATACAAATAACCCTTTAAGGTAAATCCTAAAGTCCATATAATTGCACGTTTAGTGAAAAAATCTCCATCATAATCATCTTCTAATGAAACAACATTTAATACTAAAGGTGTGTCCCGTACTAATGAATTATCGCTTAATTCCTTTATAGGGATATTAAATGTTGGTGTGAAATACGGTAATATTTGTTCAAGTATTTGAGTTCCATCATCCGCATTTTTTACCATTATAAATAAATCAATGTCAATATCATATGGTACTGGATGCTCTATAAATGTTTTTGACGTTGTGGTTTCTTTGTGAGTATATCCAGAAATTTTAGATAATTTACGTTCACCATCATATTGCATAGATGTTATTTCAAACGCAATCCTTGGTAATTCTATAGTTTTATCATCACCATGTATTAATGCCATAAATTTTTCACTTGGACCATATGATAACGGTACTTTAATACTCTTCTTTATAGTATCATCCGAATTGCGTCTTACTATTGTTATATCATTGAAAATAGAACCAAACGCAATCACATAATTTCGTATTATACTGTTATATTGTTCATCATTACCTAACATATTATATCCTATTAATAAGTCTCACTAAATGGGTTTTTAACTGAAAAATCTATAACTTCATCAGCTTTACCATCTATAATAATATTATCCGCAGTCACACTTGTTTCGTTGAATATATATTCATGTGTCGCGCCTAACATATATATAGACTCTGATGTATCACCTTTCACATTATTATTTTGAATAAAATTACCATTCAAATCGTTTAATTTCAATACCTTAGTACCACTATTCCATGATATAACCTTACCCGATGCTGTTAATGTGTCTATATCAACACCCTGATATACTATCTCATCTATAATAAAATCACCAGAACCAGAACCTAATGTGAAATCAACTGATACCACGTTGTCATTAATATTGGCATTATCATCAATAAATTCTAATCCAGTATCAATAACTTCATGTGAAAAATCAAATAATTCTGTAGTTATTTTATATATATATTGTTTTCCTAATTGAAAAAATGGAACATCATCTTCAATAAATGTTATTGAAAATATCTTATCAGCTAATGGAAAATATAATAAATCTCCAGCTAATGGTTGATCCATCCCAGTTTCATATTGAAATCTTTCAATAGATACGTGTGTTATTAATTGATCTTTAATTTCTAAACCAAATTTAGATAAAAAGTCACCCTCACCCTCCCAACCGTTGGCAGTTTCTATATACATTTCAATTAAAAATGAATCACGAAATTCAACTAATGTACGTTCATTAAAAATAGTGTCTTCATTCACACTATCTCGTTTTATATAATAAAAGTTTACACCATGTATTTGAATAACTTCAGAAACAACATCAGATACTAAATTCTGTTCATTAACAATATCTACTTGATTAAATATAGGATTAACTGCCATATCTTATCCAACCATGAAATCACAAGGTAATTCATACTTCAATGACATTTCTTCTTGTAATTTATTAATCATTTCTGTGGATTCTGCTATTAATCTGGCACCGCTTAACATGACACCACCAACCATTTCAACACCTTCATATTTGGATATATTTTCACCCCATTGTCGTTTTATCAACGCGGATGCGTATTCTTTCAACCATCTATCATTCCACACATCTGTATAGGTATCCGGGTCTAAGATTTTCAAAACTTCAATAATTATAACATCACCGACAGACAATTTATTCCAATCCATATCTAATGATAATTTATTTAAATGTCTATTATATCTAATAGCTATATTGTTAGTAGTATGTAATAAATCATTAATCATAGCCATATGTGAGTGAGCCATTTTATATGTTATTAAATCCAATTGATTTAAATGATAAACATCATTCAATCTCATTTGATATTCTATACTAAACATATTATTAGAATGCAATTGTGTTAATGGTATAACTCGTTTAACACCTATAATTGTATCATTAATTGGTATATATCTATTAGTGAAGTCATCTTCAACTAAAATATGTTTCATGAAAACTTTCTCAACGGCATCATAATGATAATCACGATAGTATTCAAATGCATCATCCACACGATCTTCTATTTGAGCGTCAGATACATTAATTGTGATCACACCTTTCCCAAGTTTACGTAAACAATATTCCTTGAAATCTTCTCTATTTAATAATGTGGGCATTATAGTAATCCTTTATTATGACCATCGTTGAATTGGTAAATCCGTTGTTGGCGTGGTTGGAGATGTTGGTATTACTTCTTCTATATTTATATCATCAACTTCATAAACAAATTCTATACCATTCCTCTTCATATATCCTAAAATAACGGAATCTACGGTTGCCATCGAGGATATCATCGTAGCATTACAACTACTACCACTAAAATATGGTATATCTTTGTTAATTATAATATCCGTATTATATACTTTAGGGTGATTAATATCCATAGTAACCAAACCAACACTGTC